AAAAAATAAAAAAGAATCTTTCTTTAACTATCCAAACGAACTTAGAGGAAATCAAATATTACTTAATTCAGATAGAATAATCCTTTCAGCTAAAAACGCTGAGATGATTGGTGTAGCTAAAAAAGATATTGGATTTATAACCGATGGACAATTTTCAATTGATGCAACTCAAGGAATTAATATTACAACTGAAGCTGGGATATTTGTTGATACTAAGAATAGAGATATCAACATGAATATTGGTAATGGTGTAGTTGCGTTAGGAACTGATGGTGAATTGGAACCAGCAGTAAAAGGTGAAACATTAGTTGAGATACTATCCGAATTTATGACAATTGTTGCTCAACAAATATTTGTAACCCCATCTGGACCAACATCACCTGGCCCAACAAACAATCCTCAAATAAATGCATTACATAGTAAATTAAATAGTATGTTAAGTAATCATGTACAATTAAAATAATGGCAAATATAAAAAACATAAAGAGTTTAGCTGGTGGTGTAAAGGATACATTGGGTTCTGCCAAAGATGTAGTAGGTGGTACAATTGATTCTGCTAAAAATATAGTTGGTAATATTTCATCAGTAACTGGTGGAGCAAAGGATATTGTAAATTCAGTTCCGACAGACTTACCAGAACTTCCTAAAATACCAAAGATTGAAAAGCCCGAACTTCCGAAGTTACCTAAAATTCGTTTACCTCAATTACCACCTCTTCCAAAATTTAGAAAAAAGAAATTAGAAGAGAATCCAAAAGAGAAAAAGAAAATACCAAAACTACCACCAGTACCAAAGATACCTCCAATACCTGAGATACCAGACGTACCAACAATATCTACGCCACCAATACCAAATGTAACTGATACTGTTAGTAATGTAATTAGTAAAGCTACTGACGTTACCAATAAACTTACATAAAATGTCTTGGGGATTATTCAGAAGAAACATATTAAGGCAAACTAATCCAAATAGAAATCCATCTTTGGATATAAATCAAGTAGCAACTATTTGGGCAACCGAATATGATGCTGCAGTAAAACGAGGAAAGGATTTTATTAATTTGGAATCGGTTCAAACTGGTAATGTGGAAATAATGAAAACTCTTTTTAGAGCTGCATTACTAAAAGGATTAACAACCCCACCGGGTGTTGACTTTTCTTTGGTAAATGAATTTGGAAATGGAGTAAAAGCATATTGGGCTGGAGCACAAATGAATCCATTCCCAATCCCACTAATACCAGCACCAGGTTCAATACAAAACATACAAGTCAATTCTAACATTGTAACTAATGTTGGTACTTGGCCAATTTATCCACCAATTAAACCTGCACAAAAACAAATCATAATGGTTAATATGTTTGTACTTGCAGCTGTGGTACATTTATTTTCAATTGGTGGATTTATACAAACTACATCATTATATCCTGGCGCACCAACACCCGTTCCTGCACCTGGTATTATAGCTTGGACTGGATATCTGATTCCACCAGTTATTCCAATTCCAAATATCAACTTCCCATCTGAAGATGGTAGTGAACCACCTGTAATAGAACAAAACGATGGAAGTAGTATAGCAGACCCAATACCAGAACCTGAAGTTGATATCAATGATTTATTGGGAGGTAATGTTGGATTTGATAATGTAGTAGATTCAACTCTACCAGACGATGTGATTAATGATGTTGGTGAAGAAGATATTAGTGAAATTCTTAATGATTTTAAAGAACAAATAAAAATGGGTGGAACTAAGTGTGAGTAAAAAACGAAAAAACCCAAAACAAATATTTATATAGAAAGGAAAACATTTTAAACAATGGATACAGATAAATTAGTAAAAGCAATACAAATCATAGTAGCAGAAGAAATCAAAGTAGTTCTTCCAAAGCTAGTTAAAGAAGGTGTTAAGAGGGAGATGGCTAAATTGTTGAAAGAAAACAAACAATTAAGAGAAGCTATCAAAAAACCTAAAGTAACAAAAGAACCTTCTTTTATGGATGAAAATGTAGTTGAACAATCAGTTCAACCACAAAGACAGTTTAGTTCTAATCCAGCTATTAATGAAGTGTTAAACCAAACACAACCATTTTCAGCACAACAAAGACAATCAACTGGTGAAGATTATAGAACTATGTCTTTCACTTCAAATGATACACATACATTAGGTGCATCAAATATAGCACAACAAATGGGTTACGGAGATATGGCACCAAAACAAGGTTTAGGTGTTCAGACTGGAAACGCTGCATTGGATAAAGCACTAAATAGAGATTATAGTGGTTTAATGAAAGCGATTGATAAAAAGAAAGGTCCTTGGAGACCGGGAATGTAATATAGATTATGGCTGTTGAGATTGGTAGAAAAATTGTTAAAGATACTGCTGCATATTCAAACTATGCTATTGGTATCACTTTACCATTAACTTTTGGTGAGAATACATTTGAACAATCTTTTCTAACCAAAAACCAAGTCAAATCAAATATTAAAAATTTACTACTTACTAAAAGAGGGGAACGTATTTTACAACCCGAATTTGGAAGTGGGTTACAATCATTATTGTTCGAACCGAATGTGGATGATTTAGAAGGTAGAATAGAAGATACTATAAACGAAAGTTTAGAACAATGGTTACCTTATGTTACAGCAGAAGAAATTGATATTGAATCAACTGATGAACTAAGAGATAATAATAGAGTTAATGTTTCGATTAAATTTAGAATCGGAGATGATATCAATTTAGAAACTTTAACATTTACTGTGCAGGGATAATAAGATATGGCAATTACAAAAACATCAAAGAACTTTAAGAATAAGGGTAAGGATATAAAATACCTTAATAAGGATTTTAATGATTTTAGAAATAACCTTATTGAGTTTTCTAAAACTTATTTCCCAACTACATATTCTGATTTTAACGAATCATCACCAGGTATGTTATTCATTGAAATGGCATCATTTATTGGTGATTCACTTTCATATTATGTTGATGATACTTTAAAAGAATCATTAATGGTTCATGCTGATGATATTGAGAATGTGATAGCACTTTCACAATACTTAGGATATAAACCAAAGGTAACATCACCATCAGTAACAACTCTTTCAGTTTACCAATTAGTACCCGCTATTGGTAGTGGTGCTAATAATACCTACGATGAAACTTATTTATTAAGAATCAAAGAAGGTATGAGAGCTGAATCAACAAATGGTGTTCAATTCATTACACAAGATGTTGTAGATTTTTCAGATGAAACTGATAGAGAAATTTCAATATACCAAACTGATTCTATTAGTGGAGAAGCAACTTTTTATTTGGTAAAAAAATTAGTACAAGCAATATCTGCTGAAGTAAAAACTGAAGAGGTAACATTTGGTTCTTATGAAGAGTTCCAAAGTATTGAATTATCCGACACAAATATTATTGATATCTATGATGTAAGAGATGCGGATGGAAACAAATGGTATGAGGTTCCTTACTTAGCACAAGAGTTGGTATTTGTTGATTATCCAAATACTGAAAACAATGACCCAGACCTTTATCAGTTTAAATCAACAACTCCTTATATTTTAAATACACTTAAAACATCTCGTAGGTTTGTAAAACAAATCAATCCAGATAGTACAACTAAAATTCAATTTGGAGCAGGAGACCCAACAGTTAGTGAAGAAACAATTATTCCTTCATTTAAAAATGTTGGATTAGGATTACCTAATTCTATTTCTAAATTAGAAGAATCATTTGACCCAACTAACTTCTTAAAAACAAAAACATATGGTTCATCCCCATCTAACACAACAATGACTGTAAGATATTTAGTTGGTGGTGGTGTAGAATCAAATGTAAAGAAAGGAACAATTACACAACTAAATAATGTTGAGTATGAAGAAGATGTAACTCTATTCACACCAACTCAGTTAGGTTTATACAACGCAGCTAAAAACTCTATCGCAGTAGATAACGAAGTTCCAGCAACTGGTGGTAAAGGTGGAGATACAATCGAAGAGATTAGACAAAACGCTTTAGCAAACTTCGGTTCTCAGAATAGAGCAGTAACTGCTAAAGATTACCAAATAAGAGCATTATCGATGCCAACTAAGTTTGGTTCGATTGCAAAAGCATACGCTACGGCAGATGGTACATTAGATAATAACTCACCATCATCTATTTTAGCTTCACCAAAAGCTCTACAAGAGTTTACTGATTTAGTAATGAGTTTTGTGGAGAAGCCAGATGAGGAAGAACCAAATAAAGAAAGTGTACAAGAAGAAATAAAAAAATATCTATTAGGAAAAACATCAAATGATAATGAAAAGAATAATCCTTTCGCTATAAATCTTTATTTGTTAGGATATGATTCTGATAAAAAGTTATCAACTCTTAATAGAGCAATAAAAGAAAATTTAAAAACATATCTTTCAGAGTATAAAATTTTAACTGATGGTATTAATATCAACGATGGATTTATTATTAATGTTGGTGTTGAATTCGAAATTATCACACTTAAAAACTATAACAAATCGGAAGTTGTAGCTGATTGTATTTCTGAATTAAAAGATTATATGAACATAGATAACTTTACTTTCAACAATACAATTAATATTTCAGAATTAGAATTGATTGTAGCAAATGTTGATGGTGTAAGTTCAGTTCCAAAATTTAAAATTGTAAATAAGTGTGGTGGACAGTACGCACCAAACTCATACAATATAGAAGCGGCGATTAAAGATAAGATTTTATATCCATCTTTAGACCCATCGGTTTTCGAAGTTAAATTTCCAGATTCGGATATTAAAGGGAGGGCAAGATAATGGCATACTATTTTTTAACAGCATCAAAAGATGCATCGGTGTACTTACAACAACCTGACCAAAATGCTGGTTTAGATGAGGTATTAGAAGTTAGTAAGGTTTACTATGGTAGTATCAAAGATGTATCAAGAGCACTTCTTAAATTCGATATATCGAACTTCTCATCATCTCTTTCAGCTGGTAGTGTTGGATTTGAGAAAGCAACTTTAGTAATGAGAGAAACCGAATCTGAAGAAATACCTTTAGAATTCACAATTGATATTTGGCCTGTTTCATCTTCTTGGGAAATGGGTAAAGGTACGAGATTTGATGAAATTGAAACCGCTGGTGTAACTTGGAATTATAGAGAAGGTGATTCATCAGATAGATGGGTAGATAATATTGTTAATGGTGCTATTGTATTTGCACCTAACTCAACTGGTTCTTTTGCTGGTACAGGTGGTGTTTGGTATAACAATGTAAGTTCAAGCCAAAACTTCTCATATAAAACTACCGATATAAATGCAGATGTAACCGAAATATTTCAATATTGGTTAAGTGGTTCAATTTCAAATGATGGATTAATTGTAAAACATACAAACGCTGTTGAAGAAGATACAAACGATTATGGTATCCTTAAATTCTTTAGTAAAGAAACAAATACAATCCACCAACCAAAAGTTAGAATCGGTTGGGATGATTCATCATTTACAACAGGTTCATTGACTGAACTAACTGCAGAAGAAATAAAAGTTGGAATTAAAAACTTTAAAAAGGAATACAAAGTAAATACAACTCCAAAGCTAAGAGTAGTTGGTAGAGAATTATATCCAATGAAAACATTCTCATCAACCGCACAATATGCTATTAGTAAATTCTTACCTACTACATCATACTACCAAATCTCAGATTATCATTCAGATGATGTAATAGTTCCATTTTCAAATTACACAAAACTAAGTTGTGATTCTGATGGAAACTATTTCAATCTGAATTTATCAAATTGGGAAGTAGATAGAATATATAAGATAGAATTTAAAATAACAATTAGTGGTGTTGATTATTTCTTTGATGATGATTATACATTTAGCGTAATTTCGTAATAATGAAAAACAGCGGATTAAAAAACGAAGCACAAGTTGCAAAAATATTTGTTAGTGGTTCTGATGCATTACCAGCAAAGAACTCAGCTGGTGTACGTCTTTTTAAACAATCCGATTTAAGTGATGGTATTATTAGTGGTAAACTAATTAGACCGAATTATAATGTTAAAGAGTTAAAGAAATCAATAGATACTGAAATCTTTGAATTATTACCAAATGTACCAGCACCTCAACCTGATACAGTTCCAAGACCAGTTTATAATGGTGCCTTAGAACAAATTGATGATTTGACTGCTGAGGTTCAAAGATTAAATGTTGAGGTAAATGATTTAAGCGCAAAAGTTTCTGAATTAGAAATTGTAAGTGAAAGTTTAAAGATTGAAGCAGATAACCAAACACTAGCTGCTAATATTGCAAATGACCAAAGAGATATATCAAATGCTCAAGTTGCAGAAACAACAATAGATTTACAAAATGCAATTCAAAACTCAATTAATGAAGCAATTCAAAGAGTATCACTAACCGCTAGAAATGAAGCATTGGCTCAAGAGAACGAATCATTAAGAGAACAATTATTTGGATTATCGGCACAAACCGCAGAAGGGGCTAAAAGTGGAGCAAATAATAACTTTACGGTTAAGGTGACTAATCCAGCAAATTCTGATGCTGATATATACGCATCAACTAGTCATAACGCAGGTAGTGGTAGAGTAATGAGTAATACATTAGAAATAAGTAATGTTACTACTGATTTGAATATAACAAATGTAGCATTTACATTTGATGGAGAACCGGATTGGTTTAAAGTTAAGAAAGGTGCAACAACTATTGCTGCAGAAAGTTCTGAAACATATCAATTAGAATACAATAATGATGTAATTGGAGGTGAAGGAACAGGTCCAGGAAAACGTGGTGGTCTTAACCCAAGAAGGAGAAGAGTTGGTTGGAAAGGTAAAGCAACCACCTATAAGAATAGAACTTTAACAGTAAAAGTAACTTTTGATAATGGTTCAACTGATGAAGTAACATTAACGGCTCATTTAAGAAAAAATAGAAAATCAGGATAATGGCAATTAAGACATTTAAAGAAATAATAGATAACAAAGGGTATCGAATCTCTACCAAAGATAGAGAGATTTTCGAAGAAGGAACCCTACAATCATTTTTCGGATTTTCTGATTCGGATATGATTGAATTTATCTTATATGATGCCAATGATAATCAACTACCTCAAGGTGATGAGGGAAAGTTAGTTAGATACATTCCACTTAGTTCAGAAAATATTAAAGATTATTTTTTAATTGCAGATGGTACTAAGTTTCAAGCTTTCCAATTTCCAAATGAATATTTTATCGATGCGGAAAGATTGGTAAATGAAGCAGGATATAACAATGGTATATTTAAAACACAAATCACACTTCTAAATAAAAGAGTTGGATTTGATAACTTAAATGAAAAACTTTGGATTCAAGAAGTATCACCATCTCGAAGTGAGGTTAGATTATTACCAATTATAAACGAAGTATCAAAGAAAACTGATTTATTACAAAGATATGATATTATGTTATCGGGTTCGGATTTCAGAGATGATATTATTCCATATGTTGCTAAATTTGTAGATACATTAAATCCAAGTGAAGTTAGTGGGTTTATTAAGAAAACATATGGTGAAAGATGGTTCGCTAATTTTATATCTGAATTTGGTATAGCTGGTTTTGATTCTATGGTAACTAAGATATATGAATCTTTTAGAAAATCTATGTTCAATGAATTCTCAAATAGAAACTCAAATATAGATGATGTTAATTATGGTAAAGTAAAACAAACAAAACCATCTTTAAAATATTCTAAAGAAGATGTTTATTTAGTTGCTCAGAGAATTATCATTCAAGCAATTCAAAAGTTTTTACCAAAGAGAGCAATACAATCTCAAACATCTACAACTAATGAATTTGATGCAAGTAGAGATGGTGTAGGTAAAATCATAAAGAGAAGAGAATCTGATGTTATCATTCAACCAGAAGTTCCTCAGATAGAAGTAACCAAAGAGAAAGAAACTAAATCTAACGAAGAGAAAAAATTAGACAAAAAAATTAAAGATGAAGTTCCAAAGGAATTACCAATTCCAAAATTTAAGAAACCAAATCCTACTAAAAGTAAAAAGAAAAGTTTCTTTAAAGGAAAATTTAGAAGTTATGGAGGTGGTGGAGCAAGACCACCATTAGATAATACTATTAAAACTAGAACATTATAATGCCAGTAAGAATAAAAGATTTTGATGAGCAGAGAGATTTAGGAGATTTCAGAAATCCTGATGAAACCTTAGATGGTGGACTTGGTGATTCTGATATCCTTATTGATGCCGGTGGTGGTGGAGGTTCTGGTGGCGGAACTGGTGGTGGAACATCAAATACCAATCCAAAAATCAATGCTAATCTTTTTGTTTTTAACATTAGTTCAAATGAAAAATCATTTGTAACAACTGTAAATGATGAACAGGTTCCAAATAGTAAAGTTGTTAGAATCAGTAGAGAATCTTTAGCCAAAGAAACCAAAATTATAAAAATATCTAAAGAAGGATATTTGTGTAATGAGTATTATCAAATTGAAATGGTTGATGATGGGATTCCTATTCTTAAAAACAAAAGAGCATCTGATGAACTTTTAGGAATTTCAACTAAAGATATAGTATTAACAAAATATGTAGGAACTCAACCATTTGGACTTCCAAAACTAATTACTGATAGTACAAATAATATAGAATTTAGTTTAAATAAAAAATCAAAAGGTGATGATGATTATGAAGAACCAGGTTCTTACAAAGTAAAATTTAATATTAGTGGTGAGGGTGCACCTGTTAGTGTTCTTAAAAATGGAAATAAAAATGCACAATTCTTTCCACAATCTGGAACAACTAACTATGAAGATGTAGAAGGAACTAAATATATTATTAGTTCTGCTGATACTTCTTTATATAGAATTACGGAAATTACAATAGTAAAACCAAATAATAAACCAGTTATTCTAAATGCGGAAGAAGGAGAAACATTAGAAACAACCCTAACTTTAAATTCCGATTATACAATATCAATAATTACTGAAAAGTTAGAAGCACCTTTAGATGGATTAGACCCTCAAATAGAGTTGGTAAATACAGACCCAAGAACTTATAATATCAATGATAAATCTGGTGTACCATTATTAATTCAAAAGAATGAAGATGTACAAGCCATTACAATTATTGTTGGTGATGATATTTTAGAGTTTGATGATTTGGATGATGATGATGTTATTGGATTAACTATACCACATAGAGTATTTGAAAAAATTGGACAATATAAAATAAAATTATTCCCATTCTCATTTGATGATTATGAAACACAAATCAGAGAAGAAGAAGAACCTATTACTATAACACCAAAAGAAGTTACACCTAAGTTTGTAGAAAAAGAAGTAGAAAAACCAAACCCACCAAAACCAGAAGATAAGGTTAATCCTTATAAACCAACTGGTGGTTCTCCTCGTAGAGGTGGAGGAGGTGGCGGTGGCCGTGATATAAACGAATCGTTGTTAGATGAAGATATTAATCCATTTACAAATGATGGAAGTTTTGTTGATAGACCTAATTATGATATAAGACAATTCTAATGAGTAGGAGAAAGAAAAACATATCACAATGGTTCAATCGAAGAAGAACAAAAAGTTCTACGAGCAAACTTGCGCAAAGGCGAATGGCCAAAAAAGAAAACAAAGGAAGAGTATCTTCAACATTTGGCATTAATCCATCATTGGATATTTCTAAAGCAATCAATCCAGTAAACTTTCCAAAAGTTCCAAAGAATGATTTAGGACTAAAATCCAATTTACCACCAATATCTTTATCGGATAGACCTAAAAACTTAAATGAGGTTGAAGAACAAAAAGATATTGTAACAAAATTAGAAGAGGGTACAAATGATAACGAAACTCAAAACATCTTAGATAGAGGAATTGATTTAACAATTAATGTTATTGATGAGTTTTCTGTAAATGTACCAGATGTAACAAACATATCATATCCTAAAGTAATTAGAGGAGCTGATTTTATTGGATATGATGTTGATTTTAAAGTTAAATTCAATGTAGAAGGATTAGAAAGTAGTGGATTTGTTGAAGTTGGTATTGGAAGGCAAAAAGTAGCATTTAGAACTAGAGAAAATGAATTAACTTTAAATGTAAAGGATATTATTATCAACTACCTCGATATGGAGGGTGAAGTTAATCCAAATGCAAAAAGAGCAGCTCAAGGTATTGATGTTGGTGATAAGGTAACAATACCAATTTATTTAACACCAGTAAATCAAAATTTAAGAAAAGAGCAAGTAAGGGGTGAAACCGAATCTTTCAATATTTTATTTGATAAAGGTAACTTAAATATCCCAAGAGAAATAGCTATCAATAGATTAGCAGAAGGATTTATATCTCAATTTTCAAATTGTCAATTCGATGATTCAAAATATCTTACACACTTATTACACCTAGGTGGTGGTGATAACAAAGTAATTACAACTTGGGTAGGAAGTGAAGATAGTTTAATTTTAAAACTATATGAACCACTACCAGCAAATGTACAAACTAATCAAAAAGTTTTCATTAGTAAGATTCAATCAAATCCTATTATTGAAACTATAACTTTAGTTGGTGATGGTGATGAGTATTGTCCACCATTACAAGGACCTAACTTCTCATTGGAAGTGGATAATGGTATTGGATATCAAGTTTATGATGATTTATTAGCTAGTGGTTCTGCTACTAATACATCATTGATTAGAGAATATGTTTCTAAGACTGGTATTGATACTGATAAGTTAAACATAGAATATGTAACTGGTTCTGATTACACTTTCCAAAATTATGTACACTTTGGTTCGGCTGAAGAAAGAATTAAAAACTTTTGGTATAAGATAGGATTGTTAGAAACATATCAATCTAAATATACCGAACTTACAACTACTGATATTGAATTAGGATATGTTTTAGCAGAAGGTGCTGGACAAGATGGTTATGTTATTATAGCAGAAGATAGTTCTTCATTACAATTAGATGGAACTGTTATAACTGCTACAACTACTATTCAAGCTAACAAACAATTAAACAACATTAATAATTTAATTGGTTCATTTGATGGTTTTGAATATTTCTTATACACATCAACCGATGGGTTAGCATATCCAAAAGTAGGAAACTCAATTGTAGCAAAAACTGATTCAACTGCAATAGCTTGGTATAATGGAGCAGTAAACGCAGCTGCAAACTTTGATAGAAACAATGTAGATTACCTAAACAACAACCTTCCAGAATATATCAGAGAAGATTATCAGAATGAAGATTTTATGTTGTTTATGGATATGTTAGGACATCACTTCGATATTGTTTGGGCATACATAAATACATTAAATAAATTAAGAACTCCACAACACAAATCAGGTAAAGGATTCTCAAATGAATTGGTTTACACAATGTTGGAATCTTTAGGATGGGATGGTAAAAAAGCATTTGATTCACAATTCCTTTGGGAGTATGCATTAGGACAACATAAAGATGGTACACAAAAGTATCAACAATCTCTTAAATCGGCAAATGAAGAAATATGGAGAAGAATACTTAACAACTTACCTTACTTATTAAAACACAAAGGAACGGCTCGTTCTCTAAAAGCAGTAATGGCTTGTTATGGTGTTCCACAATCACTTCTTACGATTATGGAGTTTGGTGGACCAACTGACCCAACTGATGGAGGTACTCAACCATTTACTTTCGAAGATAGAACGGCTTCTTTAATATTTACAGGTTCCCAATACATTTCAGTTCCTTGGAAAGAGGTAGATTTAACTGATTCTTTGGAAACTATTGAGATGAATGTAAAGTTCAATGAATCTCAAAATCATAACCTATTAAAAGGTTGGGATGGTGTAACTACATACTTTGAATTAAATGCACTTCAAACAACAGGTTCATTTGGTAAAGTTAAATTTATAGTATCATCAAGTTCAGATACATATTCTTTAGAATCATCTCAAATAAAACTATTTGATGAAAATTATAAAACAATAGCTGTAACCAAACAATTGGATACAAACTTTTCTGCATCTTTAGGTTTATATGTAAAAGAATCTTTAAATGATAGATTAATAATAAATGATGTTACATCATCATTAATTAGTGAATCGTTAGAATGGGATTCAGCCGATACTTTATTAGTTGGTAGTGCATCTTATATTAGTTTAGATGAGTTTAGAATTTGGAAAGATGCATTAGATGATAATATTATTACAACACATACTAAACAACCTGATTCAATAGCAGGAAATGACTATACTGCATCATCTAAAGATTTATTAGTAAGATTTGATTTTGAATATCCTCAAAATAGATTTGAATCATCTTCTATTTCAAATGTTGCTATTAGTAGTGAGTATGATATGTTATCCGCATCATTATTTGGATTCCCAAATAAAACCACATATCCTTACAATCACGAAGTATATGAAAGAACTGTAACTGCACAAGTTCCATCTTTAGGATTCAATACATCTGATAAGATTAGATTTGAATCACAAACTTTAGTTGGTGATTTATCTCACAAAGTTAGAGCAACTAAAAAATCATTGGATAGAGCACCAATTGATTCATCTCGATTAGGATTATTCTTCTCACCAATCAAAGAGTTGAATATGGATATTGTAAAATCATTTGGTAACTTCAATATCGATAATTATATTGGAGCACCTGCCGATGAATACAAAGATGAATATAGTGGATTAAAAGAAGTAAGAGATTATTACTTCCAAAGATTAAAGAGAGATATTTAAGAATGCATTAGATTAGTAAGATATATTGATAAATCTCTATTCGATGTATTAGAAGATTTGGTTCCTGCTAGGGCAAAAGTTTCTAAAGGTTTATTGATTGAACCACATTATTTAGAAAGAAATAAAACAAAGTGGAAACCATTAGAATCTGAAGTAGAGCATGCAAATAT